GGATTGGTGTGGCGGCGGCTGAAGCAGTTTTACGGCGAGGTGATGCTGCTGGGTGTGGAAGCATTCCGGAAAAGCCGGCCGGAGGATTTGGATGTGCCACTGTTGGGTCCAGACGGGATGCTGGACGCGCGGATGATTCGCGTGGCGGATTTGAAGGGGAACATCGCCGTGCATCCGGAGGCGGATGAGACTTTCCCGAGATTGAAGTCGCAACAGCGCGGCGTGCTGCAGCAGTTGTTTGGGCTGAAGGATCCGCTGATCCAGGAGGCGATGGCCGATCCGGCGAATATCGGCTACATCAAGAATGTGCTGGGGCTGACGGAGCTGGTGGTGCCGGGAGAGGATTCGAGGAACAAGCAGTTGCGGGAGATACAGGTGTTGCTGGGGGTGGCGCCGATTGTGGTGGAAGTGCCTGCGGCGGGGGGCGATCAGAGAGCAGATAACAGCGAGCAGGAAGCGGGCCGCGCTTCGCGTACAGTAGTGCTGCCTTCGGTGGCGGTGGATTTGTTGTTGGACAACCATGCGGTGGAGTTTGAAGAGTGCAAGCGGTGGGCGAATTCGGAGGCAGGGCAAAGCGCGCGGATGACGAACCCGGCGGGATTTGCGAATGTTCGGGCCCATGCTGAGGCGCATTTGCGGGCGATGCAAGGAGTGAAGTGATGGGCGGGAATGAACCATTGATGATTGAGAATGTCGAGGGAAGTGCGACACCGGAAATTTTTGCGCTGACGGATGAGCAGATTTTGGGGATGGAGCTGGAAGGGCTGGAAGTTGAGAGCGCCTCGACGACTGGAGATGCGGTGAATGCTAGCCAAGGTCCCTCGACTACGGCCGCAACTGCGGCGGCCTCCGCTCGGGATGACAGAACGGAGAAGGGACGACTGCGCGATGCGCGGAGTGAGCCTGGTGACGCGGGGGAACCCCTCACCCCTGAAGGGGTGAGCTACAGTGCGGAACCGCCGGGGTGGTTGGCGCGGGAGATGAAGGATCCTTGGGTGGGGGAAGAGGCGCGGGAGTTGTGGGAGGGTGTGCAGCGGGCGCAGCGGGAGGCGGCGGCTTATCGGGAGGCGTTTGGTACGACGGAGGATGCGCGGGCGTTGAAGGAGATTTATCCGGGCGGAGTGGCGGAGGCGAAGGGCGCGGCGGAGCGGGCTCGGGAGTTGGCGGAGATTGATGCGGTGTTTTTTGGAGCGGCGGGAAAGCCGGCGGAGGAATTGCGGGCGGGTCGGGCGGCGTTGGTGGAGAAGTTGTATGTACAGGATCCGGCGGCGTTTCGGGAGATGGTGGAGGCGGGGGTTGGGATTCTGAGTGCGGCTGGCGGGCGATTGAATGAAGAGGGAAGGGCTAGCCAAGACGCGACAATATTGCAACGGTCCCTCCACTCCGTGGCCGGCGCGCCAAACACCGGCGCGCAAGAAAAGGCCGGCCACTCCGGTCGGGATGACAGTTTAGGTGGCAACGCACAGGCCAATGCGCAGCACGTTCAGGCGTATCGAGAGTTTGAGCGGGTTACGAATGCGGAGTTGGAGAAGAGTGTGGGCGGGGCGATTGGGCGGGCGATGGAAGCGGCTTTGCCGAATTTGCGGCAGGTCGGAAGGGACGGGCAAGCCCCTCCCCTACAAGATCGGTTGCGGAATGCAGTGAGAGAAGAGGTGGAGACGGCGCTGCGGAGCGATGCTTCGTTGGGGGAGCAGGTGGCGCGGGTTTTGAGCGGGCGGCGTCTGGATGAGGCGGCTCGGATGCAGGTGGTGCGGTTGATTGATGCGCGGGCGCAGCAGTTGGTGCCAGGGGTGGTGCGGAGAGTGGTGGGATCGTGGACGCAGGCTACGTTGGGGGCGCGGAAGACAGAGACTGGCGCGGAGAATGCGGGGCGTGGCGGGGAAGAGCGAAGGGCGGAACGGGCGCCGAACACTTCGCAAAGGACAGTAAACGTTGATCCGGCAGCTAATAGGAATGCGCAGACAACAACGGGCCACAGCGTAACGCGTGGGCGTGTGGATTACCGGAAGTTGAGTGATGAGCAGATTTTGGGGATGTGAGGCAGGAAAGTAATCAGTGATCAGAAATCAGTAATCCGTAAGAGAAGATAGTGGCGGCGCGAGTGGGTTTCGCGCCGTTTTTGTTTTTGGGTTGCGAGAAAAGAGAAGATTTAACACAGAGAGCACAGAGGCGGAACACAGAGGGCGCAAAGAGCGCTGAGAAGAGAAAAACTAAGGCGCGGACGTTGCGAACGCGTGGCCAAGGTTGACGTTGAAGTCCTTCGTGCATCCTTGTCGGATGCTCTCAGGATGACAAACTTTTGGATTTGTGGCTCACGGAAAGTTTGGGTGGCCGGGTTGAGAGTGCAAAAGCGGAAGCTGCGCTTCCGCACTCAACATGGAGCTGGGCGACCCGTTCCTTCGTCAGGGCAAGCCTGAAGGTCGCGCTACATGGGATTTCGGACAGTAAAACTTAAGGAGAGATAAAAAATATGCCAGCACAAGCAAACGCGAATGTCATCGCGTTGCAGCTCGAGAAGGTGCGCGACAAAGTGCCCCTGCTCTACGAGCGCGACGACATTCTGTTGACGATGATCCAGCAGCGGGGAGACATCGAGAAAATATCCAGCCGCAACATGCGGCTGCCGCTGCAGGTGAATCCCGGGGGCAAAGCCGGTTCGTACAACGCGGACGGCGGCGACCTGGGGCGCGGATCGGGAACGGCGTACGATGTGGCGCAGGTTTCGCCGATTTTCTTCCGGTTTGCGATTGAAATCACGAAACTGGTGGAATATGCGACGACCGGGAGGGAGCGCGCGATCGAGAACTCGGCGAAGCGCGAAGTGGCGAACGGGATGAAGCAGTTCCGGGCCTTCCTGGACAAACTGATCCAGACGGCGGGGAACGGCGTGCTGGGGACGATCAGCTCTGTGGCGGGCGCCGTATTGACGATGAGCGTGCCAAACGGGGCGGCGCTGGTGTACGTGGGCCAGACGATCCAGGTGTACGACACGACGTTGACGACGAACCGTGGAACCTGCCAGGTGGTGGCGGCGGATCCGATCAGCCCGACGCAGACGATCACGGTGGACGTGCTGCCAGGCGGGACGGTGGCGACGGACGTGATTGTGCATGACGGATTGAGCGGCGCGCAGCCGACTTCGCTGTTCGGGATCAAGTATCACCAGAACAACGCGACGACGGGAACCTGGTTGAACCTGAACCGCGCGACGTATCCGGTGCAGCTGCAGACGCCGCGCGTGAACGCAGGCAATGCCGCACTGACGCCGGCGAACGTGCGGCTGGCGATCAACAAGGTGAGGAAGGCCCTGGGTATCAATCACCTGAGCAAGCTGATCGCGTACATGGCCGTGGAACAGGAACACGCCTGGGAAAACTTGGGGATCACGGTGAGCCAGATCATCAAGGAAGGCGGTGGTGGGGGCGGGAACGATCTGGACCTTTTGTTCACGGGGCGAAAGACGATGAGCGGAATTCCGATCAAGTCCAGCGTGAACGCGGACCAGACGCGCGTGGACTTCCTGGATTTGTCGCACTGGGGAAGAGCCGTGTTGAAGGACATTGATTTTTACGAGGTTAATGGGAACACGGTGTTTCCGATTTACGGGGCGAGCGGAGGTTTGGCGGCATCGTATATCTTTTATTTTGATACCGCGTTCCAGGTGTGGTCGGACAGTCCGAGATCTGGCGCTTACATCGACACCCTCGCCAGGCCGAGCGGGTACTAGAAATAGGTAATCAGCGATCAGTAATCAGGAAGCGGTTGGCTGCTGCGATTCTGTGGTCGTTGATGTCGGGTGCGGTTGTTGATGTGGCGCGGCGATTCGGGATTTCCGGATTGGACCGTGCCGCGTCTGCACATAATGAACGGCCCGCCTCAGAAGGCGGGCCCTACCAAAGCGTAGATGATTCAGGTGATTCGCGAGAGACATGAGGCGCCGGAGAATGTGGCGCGGCGGTTGTGTTTGGCGGGTGGAATGAACCGGTATGGCGAGGCGAATTACCGGGTGGTGTGGGGCTGGAACCGGTTGGGGTGGATTGGCGGGAAATTTGAGGATCGCGACGCGCGCGGAGATTTGATCCGCGAAGTGGTGGAGTTGCGGCGGGAGCCGAAGTATCCGCAGGTGAATCGGTGGCATGTGGAGCGGTGGGTGCCAGCGGAGGCGTACGGATCGCCGCGAGCCTGGTATGCGCAGACGTTGGAGTGCGCGGACGGAAAAAGCGTGGCGGCGCTGGGGCCTTATCCGGAGCGCGGGGAATATGAGCATTGTTTTACATTGCAGGGGTCGCGCGGGGAGTTTGTGCAGTTGACGCCGACGATTGCGGAATATGTGGCGCGGGCGATTGAGTGGGCACGCGGTCGAAACCCGGCGGGACAGCGCGCGAGATTGTATGAGAGGGAAGCACGGGAAGAGCGGGCGTATGAGGAGTGGGCCTTTGAGGTGATGGATGACGGGGCGCCGGCATTTGGCGGAGTGCCAATTGTGACGGTGGGTTAGCGCCCGGCGATGAGAGGATTGCTCTTCTTGGAGCCGAACGAACTCAGCAAAATTATCCCGGCAATCAAGATAACCACCCAACGAAAGAATTCTGAATGCCGTCCTGGATGTAGGAGCATTTCAGATATCACAATCGCCAAAATCAGGAAGCTAAAAACAACGCGCACTGCATCCAGGAATCTCCGTGCGGGGGTTGCTCTAGCAGGACTGCCGATGAATCCTCGGTTAATTCCATAAATCGCAACAAGCACGATTGGCCAGTGAAGGGGATCCCACCCGATTGCTGAATTCCTGACAAGATCGAAGATGCTTACCCCCAAACATAGGAAGCCAGCAAAAAACCATGGTTTGTCCTGGATTCTCACGACGTTGACATTATCCACCTGCGAGATTCTTTTTCAAGTACGTATCTCCTTCGGGAAGGCAGCGGAATGAGTACCAGGAAGATTCAGGTGTGGTTGAAGGGGATGGTGGCGGCGGGAGTGAGCGGAGCGGCGGGCGGGGTGATGACGGGGTTGGCCGCGGTGGGGATTGATCCCGGGCATTTTAATTTGCAGGCGGGGATGGGCGCGACGGTGCGGATTGGGGCGGCGGCCGCCTTAATCAATGCGGTGATTGGAGTGGCGGCGTATTTGCAGAAGTCGCCGTTGCCGGAGGGGTAGGAGGTCAGGTTACACCCAGGGGGCCGAGGGAAAAAAAGAATTACCGCGGAGATAGCGGAGGGTCCGCAGAGAACGCTGAGAAGAGTAACCCCAGAGGCTGGCATTAAAGCCAGCGCTGTGTGAAACAGGACAGAGAGCGAAGAGGCGGAGAACATGCCAGTTGTTGGATCGAGTGCGTATAACACGGCGGGGCAGATTACGTCGCTGGTGAGGTCGCTGCTGAACGATGCGCAGGGGAATTTGTTTACAGATACGGTGCTGCTGCCGTATCTGAATTCAGCGTATCGCAAGGTGCAGCGGGCGATCGGAAATGCCGGCGGCGGGGGATTTATCCAGGACGACGCGCTGCTGGTGGTGGCGGCGGTGGCGGGGCAGGATGCTTCGCTGCAGGTTTCGATCAGCGATGCGACGGCGCCGCCGAACCAGTTGCCGACGGATCTGCTGGTGCCGATGAAACTCTGGGAGCGGCCGAATTTATCCACGCAGGAATTTGACGAGATGGTGGACTTGACGCGGCACGGCGGGTTGCCTTCGCGGGTGCAGGACGTGGTGCTGAGCGTGTGGGAATGGCGCGCGGATGGATTGTGGTTTTTGGGTGCGACGCAGGACACGCAGATTCGCTTGCGGTATTTGAAGGCGTATCCGGATTTTACGGATGCGACTTCGCCGGTGCTGATACGGAATGCGCAGGAGGCGCTGGCTTATGGAACTGCGGCGGGCGCGGCTTGGGCGCGCGGCAGCCCGTTGGCGGAGAAATGGGACGACGCGGCGTCGGACGCGATCGAGGACCTGGTGGTGGCTGCGGTGCGCAGGGAGCAGCAGAGCGGGCGGCGGAGAAGGCCGTATTCGGCGCGGAGTGGGTATACACCGTTTTGAGGGGAGAGTAGTCAGTTGTCAGTAATCGGTAATCAGTAAGAGGCCGGCCTTAGTCCCAGTGGTTGTGCCGGGACCTGATGGTTGCCACGGTCCCTCCACTCCGAGCCGCAAAAAGCGCGGCTCTCCGGTCGGGATGACAGGGCTAAGAGTGGAGCAAGGATAACGCAGAGGCGCTGAGAGCGCAGAGATTCGCAGAGGAAGAGGGGGAGATTATGGCGATTACGATTTCGCTGCAGCCGAATAATGTGGACAGCAGCGCTAGCAACTTTGTTTATGCGGTGGCGACGCTGACGTTTTCGGGGAATTACGCGACGGGCGGAGACACGCTGGATTTTACGCAGATCACGAATGTGATTCCATCGGACACGATCGTGCAGGTGTTCGCGGAGAGCCAGAACGGGAATAGCGGGTATTACATACCAGTGCAGGGGGCGGCGCTGAACAGCTGGAAGCTGAAGGCGTTCCTGGGCGGCGGGACCGAGGTTACGGCGGGCGCGTATCCTGCAAGCGTGACCACGGATATCGTGCAGCTTTCGATTACCGCGCGGAAGTTGCTGTAGGCGTTGCCATGGAAGCGTGTGTCGCCCCTCCGGGGCTTGATCCGGGGGGCGTTTGACCCAGCCCTTACGGGCTGGGCTAGGGTCTGCCGCGCCTCCGGCGCTTATGCGAATTTACGTCCAGGGTGCAGGAGAGGCGGAAGAACGGGCGAGAGTTCCACGAAAATATCTTCAGGGAGACCCCAAGAGCACAGCCATGGAATGGCTGTGCTACAACGACAGGACTGAAATTGACATGATACGATCGAAAATGCGTATGGGGATCTTGTGGGCGATTGTGGCGCTGGCGCTGCACTTGTGGCCGGGGGTGGTGAAGCCGGCACACGGGCAGGGGTCGCGCAAAGACGACATCGTGTTTAATACGCGTGGGGTGCCGCTGGCCGGGGCGACGGTGCGCGTGTGCGCGATGCCTGCGAGCGGGCAGCCGTGCGCGCCGCTGGCGCTGATTTATTCGGATGCGGCGCTGACGCAGGCGCTGGCAAATCCGGCAACGACGGATGGGCTGGGAAACTATTCGTTTTACGCGGCGCCGGGAAAATACGAGATCGAAATCAGCGGACCGGGAATCACGACAAAACAGTTGCCTAACGTGATTTTGCCGAGCGATCCGTCTTCGCCAACTTTCAGCAGTTTGAGCTCGACCGGGGGAATCAACGCGTTCTCCCTGACGTTGACGGGCAACCTGACAGTTAACGGCAGCACGAGCGTGGTGGGAAGTTTGGCGAGCGGAACGCTGAACCTTTCCAACCAGGGAACCGCGCCGGGAGCGGCGAGCAGCGGCACGGTGAATCTGTACACGAAGACTGCGGACAAGCGGCTGTACTACAAGGATGAAACAGGAACGGAGATTGGGCCGATCTCCAGCGCAAGCGGCGCACAGACCAACCAGCCGAATACCTTCACGGCTCCGCAGAATATTGACGCCGACTTCCACACCAAGGGGCCGAATCCGTGGCTGGACATTACGCGATTTGGCGGCTACGTCGGCCCGAACTACAGCACGAATGCGACAACCTGCTCGATCAGCACAGGGTCTGCGTCGGCGAGCTGCGCCGCGGCCTCTGATTTTCAGAATGGCCATGGAATTTTGATCCTGGGGGCGGGGCCGACGCCGGCGATCGCCACGCCGCAGGCGCCGACGGTCACGCCGGTCTTCCAAGTAGGGACGACGCAGCGGAATTATTGCGTAGCGGACCGCGACTGGGCCGGCGGCATCACTCCGTGCGGCGGTGTGGGATTCACGACGAGCGCGCCGGCTTCGCTGGCGCTCCAGTCCTACACCATCTCGGGCGCCTGGTCCTTCAGCAACGGCGTGTATACGGTGACGACTTCTACGCCGCATAACATGCCGACCGCGGCCTCTGGAAATGCGAGCGAGCCGTTCGCACAGATTGAAATCCAGTCCTTCACGTCGAACAACCGGCAGTGCGAGGGCGCATTTTCATTGACAGCCGTGCCCAGCGGCACGACGTTTCAGTTGTCGCGCAACGATTTGACGTCGACGGGAGGTGCGAACCCCGGCTGCAGCGGCGGAACGATGCGCATTGCACCGAAGATTATCTTGAAGTGGGACTCGCATTACACGTACAGCGTGCAATCGGCGACCTGCTCCGGAGGAACGGCGACGGTGACCGTCTCTCCAGGAGTGTTCGGTCCGGCGAATACGGCGGCGTCCACGTGGGCGGTGCCATGGTTCGTGAATGCAATTTTTTCCGGGGTGACAGACAGCCACTACAACGGAACATTTAACATCAGCAACTACGCGCCAGCCGGGACCGCTCCCAACTCTGTTCAATATTCGATTGGAAGCTGCACGGGCGTCTCAAACGTCGGCGCCGGCGGCACAATGACGATGGTGCCGGGTAGAGCGGTAAAGAATCATTTGATCTACGAGTGCACGGGGACCTCCTGCACGCTGCCGGCAAACGCGGCGAACTATTCTCTGGTCGGCGTGGCTCAGGGGAATGACGGATTTTTCGCGGATCGAGGCTGGGGTGCAACTCCTGCGAATGTGGATACTGGGGATGCCCCGGTGACGGCTCCGACGGGGACGACGAACGAGTACCTGAATACGACAATTGTTTCGGGAGGAGGCACGACTTCCTTGACGCTTGCAGCGACGGCGAGCAACACCGTCTCTGGCGCAAAAGTGTTTCACGACAATACGCCAAACCTGCTGCAGGCCTGTGCAGCGCTGCCCGCAAACACGACGGGGGCAAACTCCGGGCGCATCCTGATACCGACGGCGACAAGCATCTACCAGTTTTTCCCATTGATCGGCAACTTCGACATGGTTGGCAATTTCAGCCAAAATCCCCGGAATTGCCCAGCGGGAACCGCGGTGGAATTCCGATCATCCGTCTGGCAGATGGGGACGATCCTGATTGGGGGAGGAGACAGCCTGGCCGGTGGACAGGGAGCAACGAATTGTCCGCCCGCATTTTACAAATTGAGCTCGTCGCTAGGGTGCCTGCAAGGGACGGCATACCCGATGGTTTACTTTGACCCGGAGACCTCGAACAGCAATACCCTGGAAAACCTGGTCCTCCTTCCGAACCAACCGTATCAGACCGCGATTTACATGGATGAGCAATTGAATCACGACGGAATGGTGGCGTTGCGGTTCGAGCACGTGCATGCGAACGGAGGGATACACAGCTTTCCGGTTGTGAACAAGAGCGGATTCGGATTTTTCTGGAATTATGGCGGCTGGAGCGCGTCTGGCGGGAATTTCTCCGAGAGTATCGACTACCTGATCACGCACAACTGCGGGATGCCGGCCTACTTGCCGACGCCTGCACCGCAACCGTACATTTTCACGACAAATCAGTCCTACTCTTTCGGGACTTTCGAGGTGGACGCTTGCGGCCTCTCTGGCGGAATAATCGGAAATAACGTCAATTTCAACCAGGTCCTTACGGAAAGCGCTGCCGGTCCGCCATTCAAGTTCAACATGTTGCCTTATGGGGTTTCTGGAATCTCCTTCAATCAAGGATCGGACGCGGATTTCACGGGCGGGTTTGCGACACCCTATTTCGATCTGACGAATTCCTCCGCTTCGGGGATGGAAGTGAATTACATGTCGTGCGGTAACAGTTTTCAACCGCTTCTGCAAACCGGCACGACGGCTACTTCTTACTCTGGAATTTCCGTCAGGAACAACCTGAATGGGTGCGGCGGGAATATTGGCGCGGTGAACTATCGTTACGACAATATGTCGAACAATCTGGGAATCGTCAGCGGCTATAACACGCAGCTGAATGCAGGCGCGCAGGTGTTTTCCCCGATGGCGAGCCCGGCCAACTTTCAGAGCGCGACGGCGGTGAGCGGGACGGGGCTGGCGCCGGGGACATACAGCTACTGCGTGATTGCGGTGGATCCGTTCGGCGGAGTGACGGGAGTGAATCTGGCGGCTTGTTCCCAGGTGACAACGACGACGGGGAACCAGTCGGTGCAACTGGTGGCACCCGCTGCTTTTCCCGCAGGCTCCATCGGGCTGCTCGTCTATGACCGGACGAACGGCACATATGTGAACTTTGCGAGTTGTGCCACGCCACAGATTTCGGTGGCGGGCGCGACGATTACTTTGACTTCGACGTTCGAGGGATGCGTTTACACTAACCCCAATCAAACTTCGGCAGTGGCCAACTTTGTGAGCACGTCGAACGGGATCGGCGGCAGCAAGCTGCTGCTGAATGGGGAGTTTCTGAACGCGGCGCCGCGCTCGGAACAGAATATTTTTCTGCCGGGCGCGTTGAGCACGACCTGGACAGGCTCGACCTGGACACTGGACCGCGGGGTGACGGTGACGCGCGTGCAAGTGCAGGCGAAGACGGCGCCGGCGGGATGCACGACGAACGCGGTGGTGCGGTTGACGGATGGCACAACGCCGGTGAACGTAACGATTGCGGCGGCGGCGAACGATTCGGGCGCGATTACGCAGAATTATGCGAGCGGAGCGGCACTGACGTTCAGCGTGCAAACGGCGGCCGCGGGGTGCACGACCACGCCCGCGGACGCGAATGTGACGATACAGTACCGGATGCAGTGAAGTTGCGGTTTTCAGGATAGTTTCCAGTAAACAATGGAGAGGACAGTATGAATAAGCAGAGCGACGTGGTGTCGTTGGTGAATATCTCTACGCAAAAATGGCCGCCGCGCCACCGGACGTACTTTGGGTCGTTGACAATTCAGTCGCCGGAGGCGGGCACGGCGTATGCGGTGACGCCTGTGCGCGCATGCACCAGCCTGATGGATCTGGGCGACAAGCGGACGATGGAGATCCGCTTGAGCGCCCAGGAAATTGCCGAAGACCTGGTGCGGGAGATCAATGGAGATTCCGGCGAGGGAAGCTACCACGGTGTGTTTGTGGCCGTGGGTCCGGAACCGACGAAAGAGGAGTTGGCGGACGCGCGGAAAAAGTTGGCGGCATTTCAAACGCGGTTAGTGGAGACGGCCGACCTGGAGTGGGAGAGGTCGCACAACATGATGTTCATCACGGATCTGGAGCGGCGAGCGGCGCGGGAATTGGGACTGGAGAAGCCGTGGCTGTATGACCCAAAGCCGATGGCGGATTGCCCGGCTTGCGGAGAGAAGATTCGGCCAGGCGTTGCGGTGTGCCGGACGTGCGGGGCGATTCTGGATCGAGAGAAGGCGGCGAAGTTTGGATTGGCGGAGAGGGAAGAGAAGGGCGGGGAAGGGGCGAATGCACAAGGAGAGAGAGTCGCAGGAAAGGGAAAGCGCGGATAGCAGATAACAGCGATCAGATAACCGGGAGCGAAGAGCGGCCCGCCTCAGAATGCGGGCATTACATAAGATGGCGGTGAGCTAGAAACTATGGCGACAATTGGATCATTGGACGCGCCGATTGAGATTTTTGGCGGGCTGGTGAGCGACATGGCACCGGCGGATCTGCCGCATGGGGTGTCGCCGGATTGCCAGGATGTGCTGTTCAGCAGTGGCGGGGTGGCGACGCGGCCGGGGCTGCAGACATTGTTCGGGCCGCTGGCGGGGAATCCGACGGTGAATTATGTGAAGAGCTACATCACACCGAACGGGACGCTGCGAACGATGGCGCAGGATGCGAATGGAAATTTATATAAGGAAACGACGCCGGGGACGCTGACGCAGATTGCGAGCGGGCTCACGCCGAATGCGTATGCGAATTCGACGACGCTGTTCGGCAGAGAATATCTGGCGACGAGCGACGGGATGACCGGAAACGATTTGCCGCGGCAGTATGACGACACAAATCTGGATCGCGTGAGCCAGGGCGGGCCGGGAGCGGGGCCGACGGTGGTGGATGAAAACTCGATCGTGACGATTGCCGCGAGGCCCAGCGGCGCGACGCAACCGGCAGCGGTGGGGATTGTTGCAAGCCCAAGCGGTGCAAGCGAGAACGGTTTTCTGGTGACGATTACAACGATTGCGGCGCACGGATTGAGCGCGGGGCAGACGGTGACAATCGCCGGCGTGGGTGTCAGCGGATACAACGGAACGTTTCCTGTGGTGAGTGTGCTGAGCACGACGCAGTTTACCTACATCACCGGCGCGACAGGATTGGCGAATTCGGGCGGGGGGACGGCGGCTTCGGCTACGGTGACGATTCAGACTTCCACAGCACACGGGCTGAGCGCGGGGCAATTGATGACGATCGGCGGAGTCGGCGTCGGCGGCTACAACGGGACGTTCAGCGTGGCGAGTGTGATTGACGCCACGCATTTTACTTATTACGCGGCCGGTGGCGGACTGGCGGCCTCGGGTGGAGGCACGGCGACGGCGGCCGGAAATGTTGACCAAGGCGTGCACCAATGCTGCGTGATTTTCCAGACGCGGCAGGGATATTTGACTGCGCCCGGGCCGGCAACGAGCTGGACGGCCAGCGGCGGGAAGCGCGCTGTGGTGACGAATATTCCAACCGGCCCCTCGAATGTTGTAGGGCGGATTTTGTGTTTCACGGGAGCGGGCGGCGCGAGTTTTTTCTATGTCGGCGGAGGCGGGACGCTCTTCAGCGGAAACATGATCCTTGGGGACAACACGACTACGTCGCTGGTTGTGGATTTTTCCGACGCGATCCTGCTGGCGGGAACAAATGTGGGCAATCTGTTTCGTTTGATCGAACTCGGCGATTGCGCCGGAGTGATTGATTACTCCGAGCGGCTCTTCTGGTGGGGCGAGCGGAACAAAATGAATAACTGGACGAACCTGGGATTTGACGGCGGGTTCACCGGGCCTTCGTTGCCGCACTATCCGCTGGGCTGGACGGCAGATCCGACGTTTGCGCCTGGCGGAACGGATGAAGAAAGCTTTGTGGTGTGGGGCGCTGCGTATTCGATTGTGGGGAATGGAACGGCGGCGACGCGCGGGTTGATGACTCAGGGAGCGGTGCAGGATGCTCTGGGCGCGCAGAGAATTCAGGCAGGCACGGACTACACGGTGCGGGCGCGGTGCGCGCGGAATTCCACGCTGGTGCAGGGAACGCTCCACGTACACCTGTTCAGCGCGAGCGGCGGGATCAATACGACGGGTTTGCAACTGACCGCGGGGCAATTGACCACGAACTACGTGGAATACAGCGCGGAGTTGACCGCGCCGCTGGCGACGATACCTAGCGACCTGGTGCTGCGGATTTATGCGGACGGCACGCCAAACTCCAACGGGCAGTTTTATGTGGATGCGATTGAGATTTATTCGACGGCGCAACCGGTGAACTCATCCTTGGTGAGAGCGAGCCGCGTGGAGGATCCGGAAAGCTACGACGGGATCGATGGGATGCTGAGCGTGGCGGAAAACAACGGCCAGGCGATTCGCGCGTCGTTCAAGCTGCGAGAGCGGCTCTACTTTGTGAAAGAGCATTCACTGCACGTGACGCAGGACGATGGAACGAACGAACCGTCGCTGTGGTCCATATCGGAAGTGTCGCGGCGCGTGGGAACGCCTTCCGTGCGCGGCGTGGGGTTCGGCGAAGATTGGGTGGTGATCGCCCACCGCACGGGGTTGTATTTGTTTGCGGGCGGTGAGCCGGTGAAGATTTCGCAAGAGATTCAGCCGACGTGGAACCAGATCAACTGGCAGTACGCGCAGACGCTTTGGGTGACGGTAGACACAAAGGAGCGGCGGATTTATGTGGGCGCTCCATTTGGCACTGCGACGACGCCCAACCGCGTGCTTATGCTGGATTATCACGATTTGGATTCGGCTTCGGATATCGAGTCGCGCCCGCCGGTGAACATCACCTTCACGGGGCGGAAAACGGCGACGGACAATTCGCGGAAGTGGTCGCCATGGTCGATCGCGGCGAATTGCTGCGCGTTAATCGAACGCACGGATGGGACAGCCGTGGCGGCGTTTGGCGGGGGGCTGCCGGGAATCGGCGGCGGCGCGACAGCGAAAATCTACCAGTTGAGCGACACGCAGTTTTCGGATGATGGAGCGGCGATTCCCAGCTACTACACAACGCACTTTTTTCCGGAGCGGGCCGTGGAGAGTTCGCTGGGACTTGGCGCGCACCGGAAATTATTTAGCTATTTAACGATGTACGTGGAGGGCGCGGGGAACCTGGCGCTGACGAGTTTTGTGGATTCGGAGAGCGCGGCGACGGCTCAGCAGCCGTTGGGGATGAGTTCACCTGGGTTGAAGGATTTGGAACTGCCGATCAATGTGCTGGGGGAGCGGGTGGCGTTTCAGGTGGGAACGAACCAGGCAGGGGCTTGGTTTAAGGTGCAGAGATTTACGCCGTCGGTGAAGGTGGATCCGTGGGCGCCGGTGCGGGGATTGAATTAAAGCGATGGTAGCGGGCTACTGGTGGCGTTCGATCGGGGATAGCAGATAGCGGCGATCAGATAGCAGGAAGCGAATTGATTGCTGGCCGGGGCGATTCGATTTCGTAGTTGTGTTTTGGCGAAACGCAGGAGTTGAGGTCCTTCGCGCATCCTAGTCGGATGCACTCAGGATGACAGTGCTACGGGTGTCTGTGGCGAATGAATTTGGGTGGACGGGTTTAGATCGCTAAAGCGGAGGCTTCGCCTCCGCACTCAAAAAAGAGAGGGTGATATGCCAAGTTATGGAAATGTGTTGCCGCCGGTGTCGGTGGGATTTGGGGACAGCACGGCGGTGATTGCTTCGACGGATGTGATTTTTCCGGCGCCGTTCAAGAGCGCGCAGGTGGCGCTGGCGCCGGCGTTCAGCAGCGGGAAGGTGCGGGCGGCGGTGGAGATTGTGTGGAGCGGGGCGCCGGGAGCGATTTCGGTGCAACTGCAAACGGCGGATACGGACATTGATGCGGCGTACATCCAGGAAGGCGCGGCGATTACGAACGTGAATTCAACCAACGTGACACGGGCGGAATTTCCGGACGTGGTGGCAAAGTTCGCGAGGGTTTTGATCGCGACGCTGCCAAATAACGTTACGGCGACGGCGAAGATCAGTTCCTGAGATTCTGCGAACGAGTCGGGGGCATTACTAACGAACACCGCCACTCGGAACCGCGACCACAATGCCTTTTGTCTTGGCACATGGTGTCGGCGGAGCGGACCAGCGAATTGTCCCCGGCTTCATTTCCTCCGCAGAAATCACGTTGACGGTGGCCTCGGCGGAGTGAGAGTCAACATGCGCCTGAACCCGGACTGTGCCTTTTTGTTTGCTGGTCAGGACGGGACCGTCACTCTCGACATGGAGTTCTGCGATGGAGGAGTCGCTGACGCTCCAATCCGCCTGGGCGGTGAGTTTATGGCCTGCCTGGTCAAACAAGCTGAACCGTTGGGTCTCGCCGACTACGATATTGACGAGAGCCGGAGAAAGCGAGAGGTCGTTTGGAGAATAAGAACAGGAAGCAGCCGCATCGCTGCCGTTCTGCTGCTGGGATGGTGAATTTTCCAGGTGCTTCTTCGCCTCGTCGAAGCGCTTTTTGCGCTCGGCGGCCTTTGCGGCCGCATCATCCGCGGCAGTGCTCGGCGGAGCGGATTGCGGAGAATTTGAAGTAGCTGCCGGGGATTGAGGCGGGGCATTCTGCCCTGGAGTGCGCAACGCAAAGCAAGCGACGGTGAGGAACGGAACAACGATGAGTCGACGACAGAAAAAGAATGGGTTCATTGAAGGCCTCCCCACTTTTATACAGAAAAAACGGAAGAGTGAAGGGTAATTGATGCTTACAGTTGCGCAATTGGCACCCCTGAAGGACCGGGATCCGTATCTCTACGAGACGCTGGTGAAGATTGTTTCGGCGGTGAATGCGACCAGCGCGAATGCGGGCGTGGATCCGGCGAATCCTTCACCGGCGCCGCCGGCGATTGCTGCGCTGAAGGTGCAGGCGGCGAACGGTTGGTTCGACCTGGCGATCACGGACCCGGCGGTGACTCGGCCGGGGCTTTTTTATTTTGTGGAGTCGGATGTGACGCCGGCGTTTTCGGCGCCGCGAGTCTATTTTCTTGGGGCATCGCGGAATTTGTACGTGCAGTTGGGGAACCAGACTTTGTACTGGCGGGCGTACTCGCAGTTTGTGGGATCGCTGGCTTCGGCGCCTGTGACGTTTGGCTCACCGGCTGCGGCGGTGGTTGGCGGAGGAACTTCGGGACCTGCGCCGTTGCCCTCAAGCGGGAGCGGGGCGCTGCCGAATGGATTGTTGCGTGGGGGAAATGGATTTGGCGTGGTGCCGGGGGCGCGCGTGGTGAAGCAAACGGCGTTGTAAAAGGAAAACGAAGTCAACAGTCGACAGTCAACAGTTGGCAGCCATCAGTCGTTGTCCATCTATTTTTGGTAGAGGCAAACAGGAGAGGGAGCGATGCCGAATCTTACGTCCAACGCAACTTGGGATTTTAATCCGGGGGACACGGTGACGCTGAACGCGGCGTTCACTTTTGATTTGCAGGATCCGAACGACAACCAGACAGTTTCGGGCGTGTTGACGACGCTGCAGGGGCGGACGCCGCATGTGGCGTTGACGCAGACGGACAATGCGACGATCAGCGTGGTGGTGACGATTTGAGGGGAAGTAATCAGTAATCGGTAATCAGTAACCGGAAAGAGAAGAAAAAGCGGATCCCTCACCAGCGAACTACGCTGGTTCGGGATGACTGTTTTGTGTTGGCGCGGGTTCGGTATGAGTTGTGGATGACGGACAAGTAGAGATGGATGGAAGCTTGAGTGGCGGGGCTCAGTCCGTAAAAGCGAAGGCTTCGCATTCGCACTCAAAAATCTGCGATGAAGATTCGGGCGTATGAGGAGAGCGATCTGGAGGCGTTGCGGGAGATCCATGCGCGGCAGGGATTTGGGTATGCGTTTCCGGATTTGGGGAACCCGCTGTTTCTGACCAAGCTGGTTTTGGGAAGGGAAGAGGGTGGGAAGGGAATTGCCGGCGCTGCCCTGCTGCGGTTGACGGCGGAGGCGTATCTGCTGCTCGATCCGGAAGATGGTTCACCGCGAGATAAATGGCAGTGCCTGCTGGGATTGCACGAAGCGACGCGGCGCGATGCGCTGGCTCGGGGTTTGGAAGATGTGCATGCTTGGTTGCCGCCGGCGATTGCGCAGAAATTCGGGAAGCGGCTGATGCGGCTGGGCTGGGTTCGGGATAATGAGTGGACGCCGTATTGCAAGAAATTGATTTAG